AAGTTCCGTGTGTTGAAATGTGGGGCGAGACCTGTCCAGTTCATGCCCAGATTCGTCCTTGGTTCAAGGATCCCAAGATGGAATCGCTGGGGCGCAAGTATTGGAAAAAGCGTAGTTATGTGTTCCAGGGGTTTGTTGTAAACAGTCCTGTTGAGGAACAGAACGTGCCAGAAAATCCTATCCGTAGATTTATTATCAGTCCGCAAATCTTTACCATCATCAAGCAGGCTCTTATGGATCCTGAGATGGAAGAACTGCCAACCGATTATCAGCGCGGCACAGATTTCCGCCTTAACAAAACTCAAAAAGGTGGTTATGCTGACTACAGCACCAGTTCATGGGCCCGCAAAGAGCGTAGCTTGAACGAATCTGAATTACAGGCAATTGCCACTCATGGTTTGTTTAATCTCAACGACTTTATGCCCAAGCGTCCGGGTGTAGATGAAGTTCGTACAATTGTAGAAATGTTTGAGGCATCGGTAGATGGTCAGTTGTATGATCCAAATCGTTGGAGCAGGTTCTATCGCCCAACTGGATTCCAGTTGACAAACTCAAATACGTCTTCTAAGTCCGATGACGATTCAGACGAAGACGCATCTGCGGCTCGAAAGCCGGTTCCTGCTCCGGTAGTTAAGCCTGTGGTCAAGCCTGTTGTCAAGACTGTAGCACCAGCCGAAAGTGGGGCCAAGCCCAGTGTAGATGACATTCTTAAAATGATTCGTAGTCGTCAGTCTAATTGACACTATAACAGAGAGGGCAGAAGAACTGCCCTCTCTTATCATTTAAAAAGGAATGTGCTATGGCTCAAAAAGCATTTGATATAAGTAAATTTAGAAAAAGCCTAACCAAGGCTGTGCCTGGTATGAGTTCGGGCTTTAACGACCCACGAGACTGGATTAGTACTGGCAATCACACACTTAACTATCTAATGGCTGGCGATTTCGATCGCGGTATTCCACTGGGCAAGGTTACTATGTTTGCCGGCGAATCTGGCTCGGGCAAAAGCTACATTTGTTCAGGGAACCTAGTTCGACATGCACAGCAGTCTGGTATTTTGCCAGTAATTCTAGACAGCGAAAACGCACTTGATGAAGAATGGTTGCGAGCGTTAGGCGTCGATACTGCACCCGACAAGGTTATGCGATTTGGTGTTAGTATGATCGATGAAGTAGCCAAATTCATTTCAGAGTTTATGAAAGAATACAAGACTGCTTATGGCGACTTACCATATGAAGAACAGCAAAAGGTTCTTTTTGTCATTGACTCTATAGGCATGTTGCTAACACCCACAGACATTAATCAGTTTGAAGCTGGGGACATGAAAGGCGATATGGGTCGTAAGGCCAAGGCTCTGACTGCATTAATCAAGAACACAGTAAACAGAATTGCGCCGCATCCTGTGGGTCTTGTGGTTACCAATCATACCTATGCTAGCCAGGACATGTTTGATCCAGACGACAAGATCACTGGTGGTCAAGGCTTTATCTATGCGTCTAGTATGGTAGTAGCCATGCGTAAGCTCAAGTTAAAAACTGACGCAGATGGCAACAAGACTTCAACAGTAAACGGTATTCGCGCTGCCTGTAAAATTATGAAAACCCGCTACTCAAAGCCTTTTGAAAGTGTGCAAGTTGAAATACCTTACTATACAGGTATGGATCCTTACAGTGGCCTAGTAGACTTGTTTGAAGCTCGTGGCTGGTTAAAGAAGGATGGTAACAAGCTAACCTACACCACACTAGGTGGCGAACAGATTAAAGAGTTTCGTAAAGGCTACACTGACAAAATTCTAGGTGTTATCATGAAGGATATTATTGCTCGAGGCACTGATATGGCTTATCAAGGTGCAATTTCTCCCAACGGAGAAGCTGACGCTGCTCCTATCGAAGAGTAAACACTATGCTCAAAAAATTTATGCAAAAACTTGGGCGCCATCGAATTATTCTCGATAGGCAATCCAAAGAACCATATCTTGAAAGGTACTACCTTTTTCTCAGAGACAGAACATGGTTTCCTTTCAATGTGTTCTTGCACAAGTTTCTTAAGTCAGATCCTGATGATGTGCATGACCATCCATGGCCTTATGCTTCTTTAATTTTAAAAGGCGGTTATTATGAATGGGTTCCAGAATTTAACTCCACAGGAGAAAAGATCGCTGAAATTAAAAAATGGCGTGGTCCTGGACATTTCCGCGTATGTAATGCTACCTCATATCATCGTATTGAACTTAACCCCAATGTGACGGCTTGGACTTTGTTTATGCCCGGTCCACAGCGTCGTGAATGGGGTTTCCTTGTTGATAACAAATGGATCCAACACGAAGAATATTTGGCTAAAAAGGCTAAACATTGATACTTGGTTTACTAAGTATCCAGTACTAATTTGTACCAACTATGGAGAAACTATAATGCAAGACATGGGAGAAATGATAGTGGAAATGTGGCTATCTCTAAAACCGTATATTGATAAAAAAGAACGGCATGAGGCAGCAGTTGCATTTCTGAGAAGCTGTGAAGACTTTGTTGATCTTGAATCAGTAAAAGAAGCAGCAATCGACGCCGACAGCGCATTACTGGCTGCCTTTACCGAATTGCTAGGCGAAGACCCAGAAGAAGATTCTGACTACGACAAGGAATACCAATGAGTCAATGGTATAGGAAGGTGGCAAAAGATATTGGAAACCTTCCTGACTGCATTGCCTATTTTGAAAATCAATTAATTGAAGCTCGAACCGACCTCAGAATGATTGGTAGTCTAGAGCGAGCCAGTAGAGACATGCCCGGCATTGTTGAATATAGGTTCAATCAATTGCAAGAAATCGAAGCCATACTCGAGCACCTTAATATCGAACTACGCAAACTTCGTAGTGCCAAGTTTCGTCAGTTTACCGAACATTACAATCGTACTCTAAGCAGTCGCGATGCTGAAAAATATGTGGATGGTGAACCCGAAGTTGCTGACATGGATTCACTCGTTAACGAATTTGCTTTGGTTCGCAACAAGTTCATTGGCTTAACTAAGGCCATTGATAGCAAACAGTTTCAAATCAACAATGTAACCAAGCTCAGGGTTGCAGGCTTAGAAGATGTAGAACTGCGATAATGTAATAGTGATGAAAACAAGAATTCCGGGTATGATATTGGTAAATTCTCCTGGACCAACGCCGATTCCTTCGGCGGTATTGTCTGCCATGCACGAACAATCATTAGACTTGGCAGATCCTGAAGTTGATGCAGCTATCGCTAGATGTGAATCTGGACTGCTGTCATTGACAAGCGCGCCGCCAGATTTCCGGGTGTATCTATTCATAAGCAATGGGCACGGTGTCTGGGAATCTGCTCTAGTCAATCTGATAAAACCTGGTCAACAAGTGTTGATCCCTAGCACTGGTCCTTTTTCTGATTGGTGGGCAGAAATGGCAGTGACTAATGAAATTCCAGCAGTCCGTACCCAATGGAAGCCGGGATTTCCCATTGACCCACAGAATGTTGCCGATGTGCTTCGCAATGATCCGTCGCGCAAAATTGATGCAGTATTTGTTGTACATACTGATACTGCCACTGGTGTAACCAATGATCTTAAAGCCATCAGAGAAGCCATTAATTCGACTGGTCATCCGGCATTGCTGGTCATTGATGTTGTGGCTTCTTTGGCCGCCACACCTTTTTCAATACTCGAGTGTGGTGTAGATGTAGCGTTAGGGTCTTCTCAAAAAGGACTGATGATGCCGGCAGGCCTAAGTTTTATAGTGGTTTCACCGCGGGCCCGTGAATTTTCTTTAGGAAATCAACGACCGCGATACTATTGGGATTGGCAACGGCGTGAAGGTCCTCAAAATTATCAAAAATTTTGTGGCACAACACCTTTGCAGTTCCTATGGGGATTACAAACATCATTAAATCTATTGAAAGCAGAAGGCCTTGAAAAAGTTTATCAACGACATCGCCGCTTGACATCGGCAGTACATGCGGCAGTTGAACAATGGAGACAGGAAGGTTATCTGGAATTTTTTTGCAAAGATCCTCTAGCCCGATCAGTTTCTGTGACCACTGTTTCAACAGCCCCAGAAGTAAATGCTCACGAGATTAGAAAAATCGCCCGTGAAAGATTTCAAGTTGGTATAGCAGGTGGAATAGGCAATATGTTTGGAAAGGCTTTTCGCATTGGCCACCTAGGAGATCATAACGAAGCATCTATCTTAGCCTGCTTGGTTGGAGTCGAATCCACACTGGCTGCTTTGGAAGTGCCCAGAGGCCGAGATGCCATCGCCGCCGCAATCGCAAGTCTGCAGACTCCTGTGAGCCAAATATACAAAACCAAAAGTAAGCAAGCACTTACCAAAGAAAACTGAATCTGCTTTAAAATCAATGACTTATAGCACCTTAAAAAAGTGCTTTAAAATCAATGACTTACAGTACACTGCAGAATCTGCTTTAAAATCAATGACTTATAGAACCTTAAAAAAGTGCTTTAAAATCAATGACTTACAGTACACTGCAGAATCTGCTTTAAAATCAATGACTTACAGCACCTAAAACCATAAAAAACCGGTTGACCATTAGTCCTAGCTAGTGTATCATAAGAAGATGGTGCAACACAAGGTCCAAACTCAGCGGGTGTTGTATATCTGCAACATTGGTTCTCAACACCGGTTGACCTTTTTGCCCTGTGGGCGCATAATAACGTTGTTATAAACATTCCGCGCAAAGGAAAAACGTGTCAGCTTTTATTACTGTCAAAAACGGTTCTTACCGTAACTTCAACATTAGCAATCAGACATTCCGGCTCGTTGCCGACTACAAGGAAGGCACCAAGGGCGGCTATGTTACTGTTCTTGCCGACAAGACTTTAGGCGAATTTGCGGGCCGCGAAATTCGCATCAAAGTCAACTCCATGCGCGATATTGAGCCGGCCACTGCCGCGAATTGCTCTGCCAACACCATTGATGCCAATTACGACGCGCCTAAGCGAAAAGAGCCCAAAGACAAAGTGGTAGAAACAGACGAGCAGGCTATTGAACGCATTCGCGAGCGGTTTGACATCCTGGAAGAAATGACTGAGGGCGCTGTCGACGGCTCGGTTCGTGCTATGATTGTTGTGGGGCCTCCGGGAGTGGGCAAGAGCTTTGGCGTTGAGCGAGTGCTTGACAAGGCCGCTATGTTTGACAAGATTGGTGGCAACCGCCCTCGCTACGAAGTGGTCCGGGGTGCTATGAGTGCCATCGGCTTGTATTGCAAGCTTTACAGTTACGCCGATTCGGGCAATGTCTTAGTGTTCGATGACTGCGACTCGGTGCTGTTAGACGAACTCAGCCTGAACATCCTTAAGGCTGCTTTGGACAGCTCTAAGAAGCGTACTATCTGCTGGAACACCGACAGCCGCATGTTGCGTTCTGAAGGTGTGCCCGATCGCTTCGAGTTCAAGGGCTCGGCAATCTTTATCACCAACATCAAGTTTGAGCATGTTCGCTCTGCCAAACTCAAGGATCACCTGAGTGCGTTGGAAAGCCGTTGCCACTACTTGGATCTGACCCTGGATACCACTCGTGACAAGATGCTTCGCATCAAGCAGATCACGATGGATGGTATGTTGGATCACTACGATTTCCCCGAAGGTGTTAAGGAAGAAATCTACCAGTATGTGGACGCCAACAAGGATCGCTTGCGTGAACTCAGTCTGCGTACTGTGATTAAGATTGCAGATCTGCGTAAGATGGTTGGCGATAACGACAAGTGGAAGAGGCTTGCCGAGACCACTGTGATGAAGCGTGGCGAGTAATGTTACTAGACAGGAAGACTGATATGAAACTTAAACTCACTTTAATTGCATTGGCAGTTGGTTCAATTGTTGGAAGTGTGCAAGCCCAAACGACCCCGCAGATTTATATTACTCCAACAGGTCGACACACCACTGTCGAGCAGTATCA